TCGCACACCAAAAGCAAAGCCAGTGGATAAAGATGATCACATGATAGAAAACCTTGGCCGTGCGATGCTTGATGATCCGATGTTTCTTGATGCTGTGGACAATAACGCTGCTGATGAAGATACTGCGCCGAATGACGATCCGTATTAGTGTTTTTTGACAAAAAACTAAAGCGCCCTCATAATTTCCCCGTATATTTTTACGCATATTCCAATGGCGAAAATTCCGTATGAAGGCAATGTCATGGAAAAGGAAAAAGAGTTACAAGACAAGCAAACTGATGATACAGATAACGAAAAAGACAAGGAATCTGCTGCTGAGGATAAAAATTCGCCATGGGAAAAAGAAAATACAACCGCCATTTTGTCACAAATAAAAAAAGAGCGTGAACTGGCGTGGAGATACCTGAAACCAAAACATGACAAATGGCTTCGGTATTTGAAATTGTACAACAACCAGCGCCGGAGTCAGACTGCTGTGGGTGATCCGCTTCTTTTTACAGTTCATCAAACAGTGCTTGCTTCTTTGTACAACGATACGTTATCAGTTGATTTTTTGGGGCGTGAGGAGGGTGATGCTGAGCAGGCTGAAAATTTGACGTTACTTGCTCAATTTGATTATGACGCGATGAAAAAGAGCCAGATTGATTATGATTGGGATTGGGATACCTGTTTTTTTGGTTGGTCGCTTGTACTTTTCATGGAGTTTGATCGCAAAACAAAGACTCCGATGCCGGAAGTTATTGATCCTTTCACGGTTTTACGTGATCCAAATGCTGTATCACCGAATGGTGATGTACGTGGACGTGGCGCTGCACGCTTTTTAGGTCGTGAGATGCGTATGTGTAAATATCAGATGAAAAAAGCAGGTGTTTATAAACACATTGACGGCCTGAAGTGTGATGAAGATAAGGTGGGCAATGAGCCTCTTCAGCAAGCGGTACGTGAAAGGCAGCAGGCGCAAGGTTACACTGAGTTCAAGGCTGAAAAGCTTGAAGGTGATAGTGAAGAGCACGTTTTGCTTGAATGGTTTACGGTTTGGAATGGTGAGCGCTGGTTTTTCACGGTTGGTAATCACGAAAGCGTGCTTGTGCGTGCCCAAAAGGTTGAGGGTGACCGTTGGCCGTTTATTAAACGCAATCTTTTCCCGATTGCGCATGACTGGGATGGAGTATCTTTGTGTGACCTTGTTGAGGATAAACAAAGATCACGTGCTCGTTTAATTAATTTGGGTTTGAAAGGTGCGACGGCAAATTTGTATCCAAATTATCTGTACGATAACACTCGTATTTTGAATAAGGGCGCATTGGCGAAATTTGAATTTAACAAATTTACGGGCGTAGCTGGCAATCCTCAAGGTGCTGTTGTGGAAATACCTCGTTCACGCATTGCGAATGATGTGCAATGGATTTTAGGAATGTTGGACGCTGCTGCTCAGCAGGCAACCGCCACACCCGATATCAAGCAAGGTGTTGCGGAGGGTGCTGTACGTTCTGCTACTGAGACAGCTCAAGTGACGAAGGGTGTCGACACTCGTTATGGGCTTGCTGCAAAGATCTGGTTTTGGTCTGAGACTGATTTTTGGGATTTTTGGTATTGTGGGTACAAAAAATATTACAAAGATTTTATTGATGAAAAAGTTATCCGCATTGCTGGGGCGCTGGGTGCTACATGGCGTAAATTTTCTCGCGATCAACTGGTCGGCGCACAAGATCCTGACATTAAAATTCAGTCCAAGGCGCTTTCAGATGCAAAGCGTATGAACCGTTTGAATGTTGGGGCTGCCTTTATGAATCAGGGTGTTGCTTTGGACGAGAGCTTTAATAAGCGCTTTGCTTTGCGTCAGATGGGAAAAGATATTGGATATAGCACAGATGAGCTTAATCGCTATCTTCCAAAAACATTGGATGAATATGAAGCTGAAGGTGAAAATGAGCTTTTATCAGGTGGTAAGGCGGTGAAGGTTCAGCCAGAACAAAATCATGTCGTACATATTGAAATACACTCAAAGGCTGCTGACACAAAAGCAAAGGCGATTCATATTGCTCAGCACCGTGCAATGATGTTTGTACAGCGTCGCATTGCGGCTAAGCAAGCTGAACAAGCTGCTGCCGTGGCTGCTGCTCAAGGTCAAGCTGGTGGGGGTGGCGGGGTGAATCCTACAACAGGTCAAGCTCCAAGTCCGATGGAGAAAGGTACAGCTCCGGCGCCTCGTGATATGGCTCAATCTCCAATACAAATGCAAGTCGGTAGTCCTGCTCAAATTCTTTCATAAACATCTATGACTGACATTATTTTAGAAAATTTAGTGCCAGAAGAGGTCGTTTCCGCAATGACGGGGTTGCAATCCACGCCAGGGTGGAAATTGGTCAAAGAATTGCTTGAACGTGATCTTATGAACGCTCAAACAATGTTAAGTAGTAAACAATTTGAGCACTTACATGAAGTGCGTGATCTCCAGGTAAAAATTGCGTACATTATTCACATTTTAAGTTTTCCTACAACTCTTATTGCAGAATATAAAAAATCTGTTAATGTAGAAGGTGAAAAAAGTCCGGTCATTGAAAAAGAGAATGGTGACCCCTATGATTAGTAATTGAATGAGGGGTGATAAACGTTGGTTGGCGGTATATACTTCGGTATTTTACCGCCTATCATTCTGTTTTCACCTCATATCCAGTTCCTAAACAACTGAGTTTATTTCCATCCAATATACGCCTCTCCATTGCGTGTTGTGGATGTGTAACCCCTCAAGAATATGGAAGATACAACAGTGCAGCCTGAAGGTGCTCAGGAAGGTCAAGGACAGGGTACGACAGGTTCTCAAGACCAAGGCCAACAGAGTGGTCAACAAAACTCTGACAATACGTCTCATGGTTCTCAGGGTGGTGCAGGACAAGAAAAATCTTCTACTCCAGCAACCCCAGCGGAGCCTCAGGTACGTAAAAGCAATCTGGAGTATATTTTAGAACGTCAGCAAAGAAAGGCAGAACGTGACCGCGCGAAACAGGCGCAGCCTCAAGCACAGCCATCTACTCCTCCAGTATCACAAGGGGAGGAAGATTTAACACCAGAGGAAGAGAAAAAATTTAGTAAGTATCTTGAAAAAAACTTTGGTGAAACATTCCGTAAAATTGATGGACTTGCGGAGTCTGGAGCTGAAAAGGATGTACAAGCTGAGGTCAGCAAGTTTTTATCATCAAAGGAGGGCAAATATTTTGCGCAATATGAAAAAACTATTGCTGAATGGGCAAAACATCCGTCTCGTGTCAACATTCCGATTGAAACAATTGCAATGGAAGCCGCCGGTGTAAAAGGTATGTTTGCAATTGGGGCAGCAATGGAACGTGACGCTGCGAAAGAGGCTCAGGAGAGTCAAGCAGGCGGTTCAGGTGGAACTCGTAATGATACGAAGCCATCTGGAGTAAAGAGTGTTGCGGACATGACAAATGCAGAATTTCTTGCTCACAAAGCTAAAGTACTTCGGAAGACAGCTTAAAACCTGCTTCTTTAGTTCTTTACACTTTATACATTATGGGAGGCAATACAACTACCACTCAAATTCCTGCGGAAGTGAGTGCGTTTTACAATAAAAATCTTTTGACACGCGTAACTCCGCTTTTTTTGCACCGTAACTGGTCACAAATAGCAAATATTCCTCGTAAATCTGGTACAGTTGTTGTTAAATTTCGTCGTTATGCGAATTTATCAGCAGCTACAACTCCGCTTTCTGAAGGTATTACTCCGGCTGGTTCACAGTTGAGTGTTACTGATATTACTGCTACGGTCAATCAATACGGTGACTTTGTTACTGTTACAGACGTACTTGATTACACAACAGAAGATCCTGAACTTACCTATGCTGGGGAAGTTCTTGGTGACCAAGCTGGCGATACGCTCGATCAAGTTACTCGTGACGTACTTGCCGCTGGTACTGCTGCATATTTACCAAGTACATACACATTACGTTCTCAAATCACAACATCCGATTTAATTTCTGTAACATTGGTGCAGAAAGTTGTACGCGCATTGAAAAATAACAATGCACGCAAAATGACAACTATGGTGGATGCTTCAACAGGTATCAATACAACTCCACTGCAACCTTGTTTCGTTGGTATCGTTCACCCGAACGTTGCTTACACTCTTAAAGGTTTGACTGGTTGGACAAGTGTTGAAAAATACGCTTCAACAAAAACTATTATGGAGGGTGAAATTGGTGCTCTTGATGAGGTGCGTTTTGTTGAAACAACAAATGCAAAGGTATTTTCTGCTTCTGGTGCTTCAGGTCAGGATATTTACGGCACAATCATCCTTGCGATGCATGCTTATGGTACAACAGAAATTACGGGAGAGACCTTGAAAAATATTATTAAGCCACTTGGTTCTGGCGGTACTGCTGATCCTCTCGATCAACGTGCTACTTCAGGCTGGAAAGCTACATTTATTGCTAAAATTTTAAATAATGCGTTTATGTATCGCATTGAAACCTCTGCTGCTAGCTAATTAGGTCTTTAGTTTTTCACCCCTCATTTTAGTTTTTTTCACCCCCCATATTCATGGCTTCAAATTTAATTCCTACTACTCCGACATCCGCTGCTCCAGTTATGAGCGCAAAACAGGCGAGTTTACAAAAACAGCTTGATAATGAGGTCCAGCAAAAAGAAAACGGTGTAACTCCTGATATGACACCTCCTACTCCTGTTGCACCTACTGCTGCTCCTTCTCAACCTGCTATTGGCCCACAAGAATCTATTGGTACATCAGATTTTGATGGACTGAATCAAACAGCTCGTTTTGCCGTTCCCGGTGTTGCTGGTGGACAGGTTAAAAAAATTATTGAACATGATATTAACGCGCAATTAACTGAAGATGCCCGTATTACAAAAGAAGCTTTGTGGAAAGAACCACTTATTACTTTTGTAGTTCCTATTGATCAGGGAGAAAAAATTGGTGTTGCTCGTGAATATTACGCTCGTAATGGTTATGGTTTCTACATTAAAAAAGGTGTCAAGGTGCAGTTGCCTACGTCAGTTGTTGAGGCGTTAATGGAGTATTATAATATTAATGCTGGCAATGTAGGCACTGAACATTTTGCTAACTCTCGTGCTGATAAAGCTGACGCCTTACTGTAATTTATCGTTTTCTCTCCTCACATTATCCCTTTTGCCTTATTCTCATGGCTGCAAATACTCTCTCATTCGCTACGAATCCTAATGCACTCTCAAATGCTCCGGTACGTAGCATTGTACAAAAATTGCAATATCTTTTAACAACATTTTTGTTAAAAACTGGTGGTCTTGCAATTAAAACTGGCGGTTCAGCTTTAGCAAAATTTGCTAACACACTTTACTATTTTGTTGGTGGTAATCTTTATAAGAAAACTACCGCTGATTGTGCTGCACTCTCTGGAACAGTTACAAACGCAAAGTTTAATGTGTTTGTTTTCTATATTGATGCTGCTGGAACACTGACAACTACAATGGGTACTGAAGGCGCCACCTTGCTGATGTTGTTTTTCCAGCTTATGATCCATCAACAAAATGTATGATTGGTTTTGCTATTATCAATCCTACTGGTACTGGTAACTTCGTTGGTGGCACAACTCCTTTGGATGACGCTACAGTGGTTCCAAACGCGGTTTATATTGATACTCCATACCCACTCGATCCAGTAAACATGTTGTCTCTCTAATAATTATGCGGAGTGGGTAATTCTCACTCCGCTTTTTTCGTACCTCTATGAACTTTGTTGAATTTGCCCGCCTCATTCGTTTTAGAACCCGCACTAACACTTCCACGCTTACTGATGCGGATATTTTGCTTTTAGCAAACACTCATAAAGATAGTATGACGTTACGGATTCTTGGTGCGAATGAAAATTATTTTGGAGATCCTTCATTAATTGAGGACTTGGTAGCCGATACTCGCCAATACGATCTTGACGCTGCAATTGCTGGTCAAATCTCATTCGTTTCAGCAAAACTAGATGGTGAAGAGTGGATTCGGCTGACTGAGGGAAATTTCAATATTGGTAACATGAACCCTGATGAAGCGTCTATTCAGCAATATTATACTGGTCGTAGACCTCAATATGTTATTTTCGGTCAACAGCTTTGGATTTTATCAGAGGATGCAATCATTGATGTTGTGGACGGCTTGAAGGTGTTTGCGTTTACATGGCCTAAAAAATTCACTGATCTCTCATTAACAACTGAAATGGATGCTAATGATGATGTTTCTACACATGGTTGGCCTCGTGAATTTCAGGAATTATTAGCGGACCGTGTTGTTATTGATTATAAATCTTCTCAAGACAAACCTGTTCCTTTAACACAAAACGAGCAGTTATGGGAACAGCGTATGAAAAATGCTCTTGCTGCAATTTCAAACGCAAATTTAGATCGTTCAATACTTGCGGAAATTCCCGCAATGTCCGAAACTGGAGAGGAAGTTTAAAAACTTTTTATGGCCAAGCAGCAAATTGTACTTAATAATTTTTTTCAGGGAGGTATTTCTGATTCTCAATATGTTGGGGTTCAGAACAGCCTTGCTGAAATTGTTGGTCTTGATTTACATTCTGAGCCAGGTATCACAAAGGTTTCTCAAGCTCTTACAAAAATATCATCCACAACAATTGATGATGCAGTTTCATGTATCGTGCCGTGTTCTGATGGAAAAGCGTATTTGTTTGGAAAAACAACTGGGAAAATTTGGTCATTAACTACAGGTGGCGTTTTAACATTGGAGGCAACCGATGGTTCTGCAAGCCCCGGAATTTTGTTTGCTGAGGAATACAACGGGTATATCTATTATGCGGCTGCTGCGAAGCTTGGAAAATGGCAAGTAGGAACTGCGTGGAGTACCCGTAATGACACGTTTGCAACATTTACGAATGCTAATGCTTCTTATCATCCAATGTTCGTTAAAAACGGGGTTCTGTACATTGGTGATGGGTATTTGGTTGCGCAAGTTGATGATTCTACCGGATCTCCAGTTTTTACAGCGGACGCTCTCGATCTTCCTAAAAAATATGTAGCGCAAAGCTTGGGGGAGATTGATGTTGACTTGGTTATTGGAGCTACCACCGCGTCCACTGTTGTGGATACTGAGGTTTTCCGATGGAATACTTATTCTTCATCATTCACGAATAATGACAATGCTCCTGAGGTGGGTATTAACGCATTTTTACCTCTTGATAATGTAACAGTGGTGCAAGCTGGTCAGCGTGGCAATATTTATGTTTATAACGGTTCTCAGCTTGAACAGTTTAAGCGGATTCAGGGTGACTGGAGTAATACAAATAAAGCGTTTGTGCATGGCGGCGCTGTTGCAAATTATTTAGGTCGCGCTTTGTTTGGTTTGTCAAAAAATGTTGGAAGTCCTTGTAATTTGGGAGTGTATTCGTTTGGTGGTTTTGCAAATAATTATCCAAAGGTTTTAACGCTTGAATATGTCCTTTCTACTACTCATTTAACTAATATTGAAGTTACTGCTATCGCGCTTTTCGGTGATGATATACTCGTGGCGTGGAAAGATACAAACTCTGGTACTTCATACGGATTGGACAAGGTGGATTGGAGTAATAAATATGCCAATGCGTATTTACGTACTCGTGTCATCAATCTCGATCGTGCAAATGGTAAACTTTTTAATGTTGCTCTTGCATATAGATCAATGCCTACTGGGTGTGCATTAACTTTGAAAGCTGCTGTCAATAATGGTAGTTTTACAAACGTAGAATTGGTACAGGATGTTGATCGTCATTTATATTCTGCAAAAGACGCATTACCGCTTGCTAACACTGTTCGTCTTGAAGTTGGGTTTACTGTCAGTGGTAATAACGCTCCTGAACTTGAATCTATTTTAATTGATTTATAAATGAAATGGATGCACAAACTCAAGCTATCGACCTTACACAAGCGTTTACAGACGTTCCTTATATCGAACCGTCCACGATTGATCCAAATAATGTCTCAGGTCATAGCGGCAATATTGGCAATCTTGTGGTTACTCCTACTGGTGTGCAAGCTGGTTTGGGAGATCAGCGTGTAGGGTACGATGGCACCAAAAATAATGAAATGGTTTATGTTGGTGATAAAGATGATCCTTTTGTGATTCTTGGTCAGCTTTTTTCCAAAACTGGCATTTATGAATACGGTCTTTGGACAAATGTTGGCTATTTTACTGGAACCGTCACTGCTGCGGATGGCGAAATTGGTGGCTGGGCTATAGGCCCAACTACATTATCGAGTGCGAATATTATCATTGATTCGAATAATCAAAATATTCGGTCTTCTGATTATGTTGCCGGTATTTCTGGGTTTTTAATTTCAAAAGATTTAGTTGAGGCTGAAAATATAAAAGCTCGTGGTTCTTTGCATGGCGTTTCGTTTCAATATGATGTTGTTTCTGCTGTGGGCGGTCAGTTGATGGTATCAAATTCTGATACGCTGAATGCTGATATGACGGCTTTAGATGCAAGTACATTAACGACTTCAGCAAACACGGCATTAGCTGTTAATGATATTTTACTTGTTCGCGCTGTCACTGGTGCGGGTGTGCAGGAAGAGTGGATGAGGGTCACAAATATTGCTTCTGCACCTATTTACAGTGTTACTCGTGACCTTGCAGGTGTTTATGCCAGTAATAATAATCCAGCATGGCCAAAAGGTACGACAATTGTGCAACAAGGAAAAAGTGATGGCGTTTCGACATATTCGGGTGGTTGGTTACGTTTGATTGGCCAAGGCACCAATAGTCCATACTACTCAGTGTTTCAGCGTAATGGCGTCACATACAACAGTTATTCTGAAGTTGCACGTTTTGGTAATTTGAATGGTATTGGTGGGTTTGTTGCTGATACTTTTGGTGTGTTTGTTGGTAATGCCTCAACGGGTAATTATATGCAGTATGATACTGCGAGCGGGAACCTGATTGTAAATGGACGTCAATTTACTACTGATCCTGTATATGGCGATGGTTCTGACGGGGATGTTGTTTTAGGTGCTGGCACCACAACGTTAACAAGGGATATGTTTTATAATAATTTAACTATTCCGAATGGGGCTATTCTTAATCCTGCTGGGTATAAAATTTTTTGTAAAACAAAAATTTTAGGTCAAAGCGGAGGGTCATTTATTGGTCAGGGAAATGCTGGAGGAGCAGCAACAGGAGGTGCTAATGGTAGTGGAGGCACTGGTGGCACTTTTGGCAGTGCTGGTGCTGCAAGTACTGCATTAGCTTCAGGCAGTCTTTTTGGAGCTCTTGCTGGTCCTGCTGGCAAAAATGGCAGTACGGGTGGTAGTGGTGCTGGAGGAGCAGCAACAGGAGGTGCCGGAGGTGCCGGTGTAGCTGGTGCTGCGGGCATTGCTCAATCAGCCTGTTTAGGTTCTACAGGTGCAGCAGGTGCAGCAGGTGGTGCAGGAGCTACTGGGGGTTCTGGCAACGGTTTTGCCGGAGGTGCTGGTGGTGCAGCAGGTGGTGCAGGAGCTGCTGGTACAAAAACGGCTGCCCAGGCTTCATTTAGAAATATTGGTAATGCGCTTTTAATGGTTGATACAATCACTGTAGCTTCATACACTACTTCATCGGGCAATGGAGGTGCTGGTAGTGGAGGTGGCGGTGGAGGAGGAGGTGGTGGTACTCCTGGATCAACTCAGGGAGGTGGTGGTGGAGGAGGTGGTGGTAGTGGCGGTGCCGGAACACATGGACGCATTGGTTTTATTGCAGCTCGTACCATTCAATTTGATGCTGGTTTTAGTATTAATTTTTCTGGTGGTAATGGGGGTAATGGGGGTAATGGGGGTAATGGGGCTCCTGCACCACAACCAAATGGCGGTGGCGGTAGTGGCGGTGGCGGTGGTGCTGGTGGAGCTGGTGGCGATGGTGGTATTTTAGTTTATATTTATACAACCTATACTAATAATGCGACTACTACTGTAGCTGGTGGTACACGCGGTAATGCTGGTACAGGTGGCACTGGTGGCGCTGGCAATGGCACTGGTTCTGCTGGAAGTTCCGGTAGTACAGCTTCGACTGCAAATAATGGTTCTTCAGGAATTATTTTACAATTACAAATCTTATGATGTTGTGGTTTCAACATAATGAAAAAGGGGAGGTTGTTTCTTGGTCAGAGTCGAAAATAACAACTGATGTTTTTTTACAAACTCAAATTGATGTTACGTCTGATGATATTTTAAAAATGAAGCAAAATTTTATTATTAGTATTCAAAATAATCAGTTATTTCTACGGAAAAATGTTGCAATTTTACAACCTGATGAAGTTCAGGATTTACAAAATATGAAGGAGAATTTCAAAGCAAAATTAAATAATGGCAGTGCGAATCTTCAGGACATTATTTTATTTCTTAAAAAAACTGTTTTATAATTCATTTAGTTTTTATTTTCTTTTATGGCTAGTCCACTTGATCCGTATCTTCAGTATGGTTCCGCAGAACAAAAAGCTTTATATGGTCGTAAAGCAAATGACCAAACTTTATCAGAGTTTCTACGTGCTGAAAATCCAGTACAATATTTAACTGGAGAATATCAGGTTGGTGCTCAAAACCAGGGTGCTGCCGATGCCTTATCAAAAATGTTTGGTGATTATTCACAAAGTTTATATGACCAACAAAAAAAATCTTTAGCAACCAAGGGTATTAACTTGGATGCATATTTAGATCCATCATATCAACTGTATAATGTTGGCGAAGGTGCTGGCGCAAATCGTGGAGCAAATGTTACAAAAACATATTTATTAGCAAAAGCGCAACAAGATGCGATAAAATTAGCTCTAGGCGGAGGTAACGCTCCAGATTATAAGGCGCAATTACAGCAAAAATATGCACAGGCAGATGCACTCGCAAAATCAGCATTCCGTGATCCAGCATTACGTGCACAGGCAGATCGTATTATGAATTTGATTAATGGTTATAACGTTAATCAGAATATTGATCCAAGTGTTTTAGCTGCTGAAAACGCTTCTGCTGCTCGTGTGGCTGCAAATCTTCCGAATGCAGGTGCTGGCATTGGCGCGATTATGCCAGGCGGTCCGATTGATAATAGTAATTTTGGAAACGGTACAAACTATTCTCAAATTCAGCAACAGGCTCAGCAAGGTGGTACTCCAATTGGTACAAACGCTGGTACTGCTCCAGTTGCAAAAACTTCAGCTCAAGTAACTCCAGGAAATATCACATTTGATCCTTCTATTGGCGATAACGGTTTGGGTTCATACGTTTTTAATGGACGTGCATATTCTACGCTTGCTGCTGCTCAAAAAGCGGCTACAAACTCTGGTGTTACTCCAGTTTATAACGCTCCTACTACTTCGGTGTCTCAGACTCCTACCATGCCAGTGCGTTCATCATACGCCGCTGGCGCTGCTGGGGATTATCAGTACCAAATGGCCCTGGATCGTTACCACGCTGCTCAGAGCGGTACACAATGGAAAACGCCTACAAACACAACTCCAGCTATTACAGCGCCAATAGAGGCTACAGATACAAGTACCGCTGCTGATTTAATCAATAAATTGGCTGCTTCCATGTTGACTGAGCAAGGATCAGCCAGCACTCCTCCTGGTACAGCTTCAGGAAAAGACGATGTAACGAGTTTAATAAATAGTTTGTTGTATGGAAATTCTGGAAGTACAACGGGCACAACGGGCGCGAATGGTACAACAGCCAACGGGGTTGCTACGAATGCTAACGGCGCACCAACCTTCAATGCTGCTGTGGAATTGCAAAAATTACAGTCTCAACTTGGTACTGATGAACTACAACAACAGATCGCCGGTATTGATGCTCAAATTAAATTGATTCAAGGTACACAATTCAACAATCAGCAATTTGAAGAAAATAAGGCGGTGTCACTTGGTGTTATGTCAGGCCGTATTAGTGAGGAAGCTCGTCAGGCAAATGAAAAACTGACACCATTAATTGCTCAAAAAACGTTACTCACTGAGCAATATAATTCAAAGCTCAATACGATCCAGACGTTAATGCAGGCAAAACAAACGGACTTCCAGAACGCATATAACGATTATAATAATCAGTTCGATCGTGCTACCAAGCTCGCTTCTTTACTTGAAGGATTGAACAACGACCAGAGGAGTGCTGCTGATGCTGCACAGGCAAATGCGCGTGCAAATGCCACGATTATTACGAATGCGCTTTCAAGTGGTGGCATTGATTATGCGTCACTCGACGATGCTACGAAGGCAAATTTTGCGAAACTTGAATTACAGGCGGGATTACCAGCTGGAACCATTGCGGCGTTTCAACAAAAGCCAGGGTCACAGTGGAGTATGGCTACGTCAGTACAGGGTACAGATGAAAATGGCAATTTGGTTTCAACTGTTGTGCAACAAAATAAGATGACCGGTGAATTGAAGACAACAAAAATTGCAACTGACAGTGCTCCAAAACCAACTGGTTCATCAGGTCAAAAGGGGACGTATGTTGACGACAAAGGCAATCAGGTAGCATGGCAAATTGTAAACGGTAAACTGACCTCAACTGTTGTTGGCAAAACTTCAGCCAAGACTGATCCTGCACAGAACGCCTATGATAAACTGCGTATGTCAGTAGCCCAGACATTGAGTAAAACTGATACATGGGGTCAGCCTGTGCCGTCAGCCAGGGATGCTGCAATTCGTTTGATTAAAGCTCAGTATCCTGGTGTATCCGATGCAGATGTACAAACTTTTTTAAGTTCTTTCTAAGATGGCAAACGCCCTTTTTAGTCAGATGTTAAGGAGTAATGGACTTACACCTGATTCCAGTATTGATAAACCAATTCAAAGTAGTCCATCTACACCAAGTCCTGCTCCTGTAAAAACGAATACAACATTTCATAATTTTTTGGAGCAGGATAGTAAGCCGCTTGCGAGTCCATCGGGGAACGGTACGAACGATACATTTCATAACTTTTTAAAGCAGGACGGTCTTTTGCCGACTGATACAAGCGCCAGTGCTCAAGGTGGGCATTTATATAAAGGGCTTGGAGTTCCGGGGGCCATTGCTGATGCACTTCAAACAGCGATTGACAAAAAGATGGTGCCAAAAGGTGTCCTTAATGATGCTGCCCTTGGTATTGGCATGGTTCAAGGCTGGTGTGGAGTGTACGCCGGTAAAATTTCAACCGCCTCGAATGTTGGGGATTACTGGAACCAAAAAATTGCGACGGCAAATAAGACGCCAGATGCCAAAAATAATATTCAGGCTGGTTACAAAATTGTTGTTCCGTATGGTGTTACAAAAAACAAAGATGGTAGCTACAACGGCTACGGGCATGTTGTTGTGGGCTTAACAAATCCTGACAGTAACGGTAATGTTTTGATTGCTCAGTCGAATGCAGATGGCCGTCAAAATCGTGGTGAGGGTCCAGGAGTAGCTACTTATGGAATTTTAAATATTAATGACTTAAATAAACGGTATGGTAATAACTGGGGTGCTATTCCAGGTACTCTAAAGGTGAATCCATATAAACAGGGCAACACTATCCCTGTTCAAGCTCAACCAAACGATAACGGCTCAGAAAATGCTGGAAATTGGGTAACAAAAGGCGCAACAGGCCTTTTGAATTTTGCCGATAAGTTTGTGCCGTCCACACCACAAAAACAGCAGGTCACAAACGATCAGGCGCCTCCGCTTGCGCTCAATATTAAAGATCCAAAAGTTTTGGCTGACTATGTTGTTCGCAATAATATTACTGATCTCCAAAACAAGCAGTGGTGGAACGAGTCGAAGGTAAAAGGTGCTGCCTGGGATTTAATACAGAAACAACAAGGCAAATCTGATGTTGGAGCACGGTTTACAGTAGACCAAAATCAATCAATTTCAACTGCCGTGAAACCTCAGCCTGATATTCTTCGTAACGCATTAGGTATCATGGGTTTTTCTGCTCCCGCTCTTCAACAAGCTGGTGAATTGACACAGGCTGCTGGAGGTGTTGTTCGCCAGATTTCAGAAGCTTCAAAAAAATCAGGGCTGACACAATTTTTAAATCCCGTACAAACTGTCGTGGGTGACGCTGCGTTGCAGGGAGTTGCTAACTCTCTTGAAGGTGCGGGTTCAGGGTTTCAGGATTTAGCGGGTACAACAGGCGGGACTGTAGCCGGTGGTCTTGGGAAAATCGTGTTTGGTGTTGGAGGACTGACAGGTGGTGGTGCCGTATTTAATACAGCCGTGAATCTTCCAATTGTGAAAGATGTAGCAGATAAAGTTTTTGGTGCAGTAGAAGGATTTAATAATACAGCCCTTGACGCTGCCGGTATTCAAAAAGGTGAATTTCGAGATTTTTTAAATCTCGCATTACAAGTAAGTGAATTTTCGCTTGCACATAAAGCTTTGGTGAAGGGTGGTGAAATAGCTACAACAAAGAATGTTCGATATACTCCAGAGCAAATGAAAGCGGCATTTTCTGATATTACAACAGGTAAAAAATCTACTGGTGTTACTGATGCGATGCGTAAAGCTGCAACTGATCTTTTGAATAATGCTGCTGAAGGAGTGAAGCAGAAAGAAGTATTGCGTAGATCATATCGTGAAGGTGTTACGATCAAGCAGGCTCGTGATTTTACTGGCTGGTTTAATAAATTTTTTAAGAGCACGGATGTAAAAACAGTTACACCAGAATTTCAAAAATTGTTGACTGATGGTAAGGCAGTGGAAAGTGGTAAAAAATCTCCTATAGAATTTACCAATGAAGCCCGTGATGTCATGGCTCGTGGTGAGTCAGCAACATTACGTGATAAATACGAAAATGGCACCGCACTTGATATACGTTCATCCGAGGCCAATTTAAAAGGCGCGGATGGTAAAACGGCATTGGAGGTCGTCGCTCAAGAAAAAGCGCGTTTAACTGAACTCCAGCAAAAGGGTGCAGTTACTCAGGTACAGCTTGAAGCTGGTGGTGGTGATGCATTAAAAATTCAGACATATACAGCTTCAGATCACAAAGTAAGCGTTGGGTATACCGTTGAAACTGATGCAGGGAAAGTATTGCAACCGATGGTAGGGAAATATGATACTCCGCAAGAGGCTGTGCGAGCTGTTGTTCCACAAATTGAAAAAGCTATTGGTAATAATTCTGATATTGCCTCCGAAGCTATCCGCACTAAATTGACTGACCTTGAACAGTCAAAATTTTCTGAGATCTCAACAAAAAAAGAGGTGATGCCGTGGGAAGATAATTACACGCCAGAAGCAAAAACAATTGATACAAAAACAATGACGCGCGAAGAAATCCAAGGGCTTATTGATAAACAGGTACAGGATTATGTTGATAATGTTTTGAAACCAACTGGCTACAAAGGTGTCACCCAAGGTGGTATCTCACGGGATGTTGTCACTGGTGAGGTTGTTGGGCGTCAGGGGAGAATTAGTAATAATCCAGAATGGTATCGTGAGGCTGTGAAAGCAAATGGAGGAAGTCAGCCAACTGTAAAACAATTAAAAGAGATCGCTGTTGACCATCTTTTGAATGGTGTCAAAGATGATTTTATCGGTGATCTCCCTGCGAATCCTGAGTTTAAGAAACTTACCCAAGCACTTGCAACTGCGAAGGCTGGGAAAGTTTCAATGACTGAAAAGAAAGTTGGTGAAGTAAAAGGTACTGGAGAGAAACGAGTGCGAGGTCTTGCGCTTAGTGTTGAGGAAAAAGCAGTTGAAAACAATTTAACTTCCCGTCTTTCAGCTCTTCCAGAATACAAAACAGTGAATATGGCTGAGCAGGCTACAAAAGCTCAAAAACTTGTCCAGGAAAATCCTGAATTAGCGCGTAAAATTGCTTTTGGTGAAGAACGTCCACCTGCTGACCTCCTTCCAGAATCCGTGTTTGTTGCCGTGGAAAACGATGCAATTGCAAAAGGTGATATTGCTACGATTACAGCTCTTGCTCGTGAATCTGGTCTTACTACTGAGGCCACTACAATGGGGCAACGTCTTCGCGCGCTTGCGGAACGTGATCCGGAGTCGCCAGTTGGAGCATTTGAGAGTGTTATTCGTGCCCGTGAACAAGAACTTGAGCGACGTCTTGCTTCACGTAAAAAACAGTTGGGTGCTGATGGGAAAAAGGTTAAAGTAACTGCTGCAACTGAAAAAGCCAAAGTTGTTGAGGAAATAAAACAGACTATTAAAAAATCCGCTCCAAAAAAAGCTGACTGGAATGCGTTTATTCAAGAATTAACTTGTTAAGTTTATGGCTCAATTTTGTTTGATTCCAAGTCTTGCAGAGACTTTTAAGGATAAAGCAAGGAAAGGCGAGATCACTCCAGAAAAGTTGACGGACATGACCTCGGAAGAACGAAGAACCTTTTTTTCAGAGTTTTTAGGTGAAGAAAATGCGAAAAAAGTAAATGCTGCCTTTGAGAAAAAGTTGCTTCTCAAAAATCAGCAAGAAGGTATTGTGAATTGGGCAAAGCAAGTTACTGGCCTTAAACCAGAAATTCAGCGCGATATTCTCAGTAAAGTGAATCGCATGACAGAAATTTTGCAGCCAGAAGATATGAACACGTTTTTGGAAGATCTCGCGAGTCAAAGGCTTGGCATTGCTGTTACTGCTGAGGAAGGGTCACGCATTGTTGATCTTGCAAAGATTACGAGTGAAGCAAAAAAGCAGTTTGATCCAAAGACTAATAAATGGAGTAGCAAAAAAGCACAGCGTGAATATGGTGATGCTTCTGTACTTTTTTCTCGATATATTAACGAACTCAAAAACGATCAAACAACATTACTTCAAGCGCTTGGTAAACCAAAGGAATTACTGAAAGAAGTAGCCGGTTCAACAAAAGCAATTCAATCATCTTTCGATCAAAGTGGTATTTTTCGTCCTGGTATTTTTACTGCTATTAACGAACCAAAAATTTGGGCTGTGAATGCTGCTCGATCTTTTAAGGATGTATGGGATGAATTCCATGGAAAAGATGTTATGTTTGCTCTTAAATCTGATGCTGCAAGCCGCGAAAATATGATGAACGGTTTTTATAAAAAAATTGGTCTTGCGATTGTAAAGCCGGAAGAAGATTTCCCAGATTCACGTATGGTTGCTTTTGTTAAAAAGATTCCTGTAGTGGGGAAAGCGTATGAAGCTTCAGAAGCTTCGTATAACGCGTTTCAATATCGTAATCGCATGAACATTGCCGATAAATATAAGGAGATTTTAGATAAAACTGATGGTGAACTTGAACATCCTGAAGCTTTTGGTAATTTTATCAATGCTCTGACTGGTCGTGGCCGTCTTCCAAAACAGCTTGAGGGTGCTGCGGATGTAGTCAACTGGACATTTTATTCAGCCCGACGTATTGCTGCCAACTTTGATATTTTAACAGGTGGTGCTCGTGATTTTATGAAATCTGATTCGTTTACTCGTCGGTTATGGGTCAAAACAACATTGAAAACGGTTATGGGCCTTGCGGCTATTAGTGCACTTTTTGGAGTTGCAACTGGTCAAAAGATTGAATATGATCCAAGGTCTCCTGATTTTATGAAAGGAGAAATTTTTGGTCGTAAAATTGATTTAACGTTTGGGCTTGGTGGTCTTGCTGTTTTGGCTGCTCAAGTTGTAACTAGGAGCTATAAAGATAAAAGCGGAAATATTGTCGATCTCAATACTGGTAAATATGGCGATAAAACAGTTGGTGACGTGCTTGGTTCATTTTTTAGCAATAAATTATCTCCAACCGCCGGTCTTGTCCGTGATATTTGGTTAAAAGGTCAAGATTTTTCTGGTGAGACACCTACGGTTCAAAGTGAGTTGTTTCATCTTTTTACTCCGTTTGGTGCTCAATCTGCTGTTGATATAATTCAGGATAAAAAATCTGCTCCATATATCGCTCAAATCATGGCAATGGAATTCTTCGGTTTACAGACGTCAGGTATCTCAGGAGCCCATGTTGCCACCCTCGATGAAACAAATGATTCAGAAGCGCCTATTGTTGAGGAAATCCGCCGTTTAGCAGATAAATCTTTCAGGCCATCTGTAACAGATTTCGACCATCCAAGCGGGAACGTAGAAAAGCTTGAAAAGATGCTTGATCCACAGCAGTTTGCGGAGGCGAAGCAGTATTTTGTTACACATTATACAGAAGAGGCGACAAAACTTATAAATTCTGATATATATAAATCAGCAACACTCGATGAAAAAAAAGCACGGTTATCTGGGTTGAGTGATAAATGGCGCGAAGGTACATTGAAAAAATATGGA